CCAGACTTTGGTTTTTCTAGGAAATCATTATCTTCCTCATCGACCTTACTTCCTAATTCGGGCCCACTGCAGGCTGCGCAACCTTTACCGTCACATTTTGGACATCCAACGTGATCATACTCGTGATTGTGTGCGGCAGCAATTGGATCCATTTCGGGGAAACATACTGGGCAATCCCATTCATTACAATCACAATTATTAGTTGCTGGCAACGATTCTGCAAGTTCTGGCCTACCTTCACTTGTTAAGGCTTCTTCGACAGCTGACATCCATTTTGAAAATTCATCTCTTTGATCCATTTCCGGTTCCTCTATTTTTACATTCTTTGATCCCAGTGACATTGGTGACAAATTACCATCATTGTCCATCTCTCCGAAATTATCTTTTGCGTTCTGTTCTAGAACTGAACCAACATTTGCTGTCGGAACTACAATTTCCTTATCATCAAAACTAATAATACATTCCTTACCACTTGTGCTATAAGCAACGAAAATGCCGATTCCTGGACCGATGACAGAACCATAGACATCTGCAATCTTAACGATATTGCCGGCACGAAATTCTGGCTTGTCGTTCATTGTTCCCGGTGTATCGGGATTGACACTCATATGAAACCAGTCATTACCTTTTTGATACCCATCTTCGTAATCACGCTCTGGGAGACTAAATTCGTCTTGGCTTAATTCTTTAGCAATCCCCTTGATATCAACCATAGCACCGTTTGGTGTGCTACTCATGTATCTTGCAGTACCACCGCCAACACTCGGATTCACCATTACAGTAGCATCTTGCTTAATAAGTGCATGTTTTGCATCCTGGTTTGGGAAAATTGCTGGAATACTTTCCATAATCTTTAACCATTTTCTAATTTCTGACATCGGAAGTCCCTTGTTATTCAATATTGTATTTATCAAGGTTTGCGGAGTTTCCGGCCATTGAAAAGGGCGCCCGTAGGCGCCCCTGACTTGCTTGGTTCTTATTTTAGGCCGTTTTGTACCAGCAATTGATGGCGCCAATGTATGTCATCAGTTTGCACATGACCTTTTCGAACATATTTTGCAACACTAGTTCCGAAATTGTCATAGTGAAAGCTGTCTGCAAGGCGAACAACAAATCCTTCATCCTTTTCCGAATTAAGTGTCTTGTGTAATTTCATGCAATTATCTTGATTCCACACATCGTCGTAAATTACAGGAACAGGTTCAATGCCAAGCAAAACACAATATTGAACTGTGTCATCCCAACTTAAACAAATATTAGATTCATCCCAAATAGAGAATGCCATGAAGTAAGAAGGCAGTTCATCATATGCTATAGAGTGGCGAGCCCACAGATTCTCTCCGCAGATTCGCCAATTTTCGGGGATATTGTGAGCCATACCTGCCCACATTGTCTTGACCCAGTCCCTATCAATACCGCCTCTGCTGTCAATACTACGGGCGTGGATATGGTTTGAATACATGCTTGTATTCTCTCCATCCATTTTCTTAGTAATAACAACACGCTTACCTTCAAAGTGCGAAAGGTCGTGCAGAACCTTGTCGTCATCGGTGGTGCCGGGACTCCAGGGTAGGTGCGGTGTGCGTGGGTATTTCGTAAACATGATAAGCTCCTTGGTAGCCCAAGGGCTACCATTTAAAATTTTCTTTCTAACGCCATGTTGATAACAACATAGTCCTTAAAATCTTTGGCTGGAATAACATTAAACATTAAACCATACTTGTTGTCAATTGGAATCTTTACTGTTCCCGACATAAAGGGAAGAATTGCCTTTCCTGCATGATCTTTATATCCGGTTGCAATACCAACAAAGCAACCAAGATATCTATTAAACATAAATTCCTTACCCGCATAGGTAGATGTGTCAGAAAAAGAATTCTTGTATACACCGATTGTATAACCATCATCGGTTTTATATCCAATTCCGTAGTTATTATTATTGAGTGCGTAATGTGTTTTGGTATGGGAAGTGTTGTCTTTATCGACCCATGTTTCAGTCACATCATGATTGCCATCTTTATGATGGGATTGTAAATGAAATACAAGCCCGTCGCAGAATGCCGGTGTTGAAACTGTAAATGCCGCAACAAACAAGAAATGCCTGATCATTTAATCTCCTTTGAGGAATTAGCAACTGACTTATCCGACCTACGCTCCGCAAATCGCGGAAGAAACAAACTATCCACATCTCGTTGTTGACTGGTGATTCTTTCGTTGTAAAGAACCGTGACAATGCTACCAATCCAATCACCAATGTCCTTAGTGATTTCTAAACGAAGTGCATCAGAGAAGCCACTAATCGAGACCTCTACCTTACGATCACTAGACGCACAAATCAAACTACCAATTTGACCTACGAATTTTCCTTCACCGGGGTTGTATCCAATAACTTCCAGATCTGCATCTTTTTCGGCCTTGAATTTAACCAGGTGTTTGCTGCGAGTATCTTCCCAGAGGCCGCAATAGTTCTTCAGGATGGTGCCTTCCTCGCCAGAAGCCAGTAATTCTTCAAAATGAGCAACAGCCTCCGGCAAACTATTAACTACCTTAGACGGAATCATCCAGAATTTTAATTGTGAATTAATTGCCAATTTATTTACACTTCGATTGTGATTTTCAGATACCGTCTTTACAGCAGATGAAAGGGAACGAAATCGTGCTTCATAGGACCAATTGGATATGCCTTTCTTAAATTCCATAATAGGGATAATATCCCATATTTGGGCGCGAACCATCTTGGCTTCTTCGGGAGTAATTGTACCTTTAATTGCCTTGTTGATAATGCCGTTGCCAATTTTACGCGAGAGGAGCTTTCCATTTTCATCTACCACGACCAACTCTCCGTCGATGACAACGGGTGTTAAGAAATATTGTGCCCCGAGTTCAATTAAATCACTATCCATGTATCCGAGCAAGTCAATGTTACGACCGCTGCGGCCACAAATACTAATTTTTTCACCCATGATATGGAAGTTTACCCTTAATCCATCAGCCTTCAATTGACTAATAGCAGGATAGGTAATGTTCTTAATATTCTTGTCGTCATAGGGACGAGCAAGCAGACAAGGATACGTAGGAATGAAGTTGCTAATTACTCGATTTACCGTACCATCACCAGCACCACAACGAAGATCTTTACCAATAATACGCTCAATAACAATGGCATCATTGCGATCAAGAGCAGAAAGAATACTGCGAAGATGCTCAATGCCCGCATGACCGGTGAGTTGTCTAGACGACAACTTCTCAAGTTCAACCAACGCCCAGTCTAAGGACTGATATGTTTCTCCGGGTGCGGCTGTGAGGAATTTGAATGTATAATCAGGGATTTTCCTGATATAAAAATTGATATAGGGATCAAGTGCCAATGTAAGAACCCGAAGGAAAAGTTGATTTTCCTTGTATTTCTTAATGACTGACTCTTTGTGTGTTCGCTTCGAATCCGATTCAATCTCTTCGAGAATTTGCAGAATCATAATTTCCCCTGTATGCCACTATTGTAATGGCCCACGGGTACAATGTCAACTGGTGTTTTACGATGTAGAATTAAGCTCTTGCTCAATTATATAAGTTGCCATCTCTGGAAATAATGTTAGATACACTCTTTCGTAATGTGTTTCACAATAGGATTTACCAAAAATAGTTGGATGATGGCATTTTTCACCATCTCCAATCCATGTACAAATGGTTGGCTTATCTTCAGCGAGCTTTTTCATAATATGTCGTCATGCCAAACGGAGATTTGATACGATGCTCCGGGTCGCTGTGAATGACATACACAGTATCGCAATACACGGGGTCGCCGAAGCCAAGTCCGCAATCATACCCGTCGGTGAAGTGAATGAACTTCTCAGGCATGATGTCGTTCTCCTTCATGTATTTCCAGTTGCAGTTGAAATCATTACCACCACGACCTATTACCTTGTAGTCGTCGATTTCATCCAGGTTGTCCGGTGTGTACGTCTGCGGATTGTAAACTTCCGTATCCGAGCACCACAGTAGCAACTTGAAATCTGCAAACTGTGTCATGATGCCTTTAACTTCGCCAAGGAAGTCACGAATCATTTCGTCGGAGATAGAACCCGAACTGTCCATACCCATAGCAACGTCAATCTTGAAATCTTTCTTTGTGCCGGGAATGTAGATTCCCATGGCTTGTGTCTTTCTTGAGCAACGGCTCCAGTCGTAATCATTGCGCATGATTGACTGGATAGTCATATTCAAGATTTCGCGCCAATCCATCTGCGGTTCCGTCATGTCTTTCAACATGCGCTTCACTCCAAGCGGAGTGTTACCAACGTCGACTTTGGCGGCTTGCATCACAGCAGCAGCAATCTCATTGGAAAGATTGCGACGCTCTTCCTCCGTCATTGGTTCACCCTTGCCGTCACCCGGCTCAAGGTGGATGTCAAATTCGGGAAAGTTTGCGTTGGGATCTTTCAGAAGGAGCTCATAGACTTCTTCGGTGAACATTCCCTTATACTTGGGATCGTAACAACCCTCCACACCAGTGCGGACCTTATCCGGGAATGTGCCGACTCCGTGATCACGCAACTCGCCGTTGATAACAAAGTCAGCTGCGGCATTCCATAACTTGGCCTTTCGGCTTCCGCGGCGGCTCATGTGGTCATACACACAATGCTCAACTTCGTGTGCGATCAGGAAGATTGTTTCCTGTTTGTTCAACTTCTCAATGAAGTTACGGTTGTAGTAGAAATACCTACCATCCGTTGCAGCGGTAGTACACCAATCGGAATCAGTCTCATCCCTCAAAAGCAGCCGTGTGGCAAGTGTGCCCCAGAACTGCTGTGTCAGGAGCAACGACACGCGCGCCCTGATAATTTGTTCGACGATTTCTTCCGGTTTCTTGGCCATATTTTCCTCGCTATGTGTCATTATAGCAAGGCCTGCAAAGATCCGCAACTGATAGTGGTGCCCCATGGTGGAACACTTCAAACCACCGTCCTAACAGTTAAGTGCTGTCTGCTCTCTATAGTGTAACTAGGACAACATTGAGCCGGCGGCGCCGCCTTATGTCTAGAGGCCGTTCATTTTTCTGAGCTAATAGGGCAATGCAATTGTAACAGATTTATTCTAATTCTTCAAGGTGTTCGAGGATGATTTTATTATATCCGTTTTGGATGGCAAACTCAATAATCTCTGATAGAATAATTTCTTCTTTGGTAGTAGCATACCATAGCACCTTATACTGTTCTACCTTATCACAACCAGAAAGTACAGCAATTGAGTTTTCTAGGTAAGAAGAGATTGATCCAGAGTCTTCTATAAATTTACCTAGTGCTGCTTCCAATATTTCTGTATGAGGAATAACTTGGATAGTTTTAATCACCTTACCGGTTTGGTCAGTAATGGTGTAGTCTGAACCTAATGATTCTACATTTGTAATTTTGAACATGTTATTCTCCCAATCGTTTGTTTACGATATTCCAGTTTATAATTTGCCAAACATTCTTAAGATATTTTTCTTTATCTGCCTTATAATCTTCAAGATAGGCATGCTCCCACATATCTATCAATAGAACTATATTACCGACATCCTTATGATTTGCTATTGTCTTAATATTTCCTTTTGTATCAAGATATGCCCAACCGCTTCCGTGTATACCCATGGCTGCTTCTATAAAAGCATCTTTGAATGCTTTATAGCTATCAAATTTATTATCTATAAGTTTTTTTGCAGCATCAGTTGGATTATTTACTATAGTCGCTTCCTGAAATTGCTCAAAAAACAACGTATGGAGTTTTGCTCCAGCTATTTGAAATTCGCCATCGCCTGCAAGGGCGTTCTTTACGTAATTCCCATATAATGTGCCATAATGTAGATCCATTGCCTCTTTAGAAAAGACACCAGTAAGTTGGTTTACCGGAACCGGTAACTTTATTTTGTATACTTCATTCTCTGCTGATACTTTTTCAATCAGTGTCC